TGTGGATCAAGGTATCATTCCTCCCACAGCCGACCTGTGCCTACTTCGTTAATACGGTGTTTGCTCACCAGGACACATAAAATCTGGCGCCCCACGGAATCAGCCTGCATGGCACTATGCTAAGGCCCGAGGGCAACGCGGTCGCACAGCCCAGATGGATGACCCCATCTGTGTTGTGCGGGCTCCTGGCGTCTAACGATCCCCAGGAAACAAGCTGTACACAAGCCGACCCATACGTTACGGGACCGAGTAGACCACTCGTTAAAGATCCAGAAATTGCCATTCTGCCCTAATAATCAGTACAACATGTTTAAATATACGATCATCTGCGGTCGCGGCCCGTCGGGTTTCACCACCCCGACGCGTCGCGACCGCCAAGCCCAGGTAGCTGAGCTACGGAAAGTTGTTTCAGACACTATGTCAACATTCAACGCAGTTGATCGCGGGTTGCCTGCCCCATTTGCAGCCCGGAACATTGTTGAGCGCAGTAGGCCCGGTTTGTTCGAAAGAATGCGCCGGGCATTGTGCTGCGCACCTGATTTTGATCAGGTTGATGCCCCTTCGCCATCCGCTACAGACAGCAGGACACCCCAGCCATATTTGCGCTCTGGTGTGTTCAGCCCTGTAAGTGTTGAGTTTGCGAACGGGTTTGCGTTAGACGTCGTTAAGTCCGTCAGGGGACTTGGCGTCTTCAGCCTCCCACAGAGCCTGTGTGCTGCCTTCGGGCGCCGAACAAGCGGGTTGTATCTGGAGGACGCTAGGCGTATTAGAGATATGGTAACAGAGCAGGTAGCTAGCAATGCTGCTCCTGTCTCGTTCCGTGTTCTCGATTATGCACGCGATGCGATAGTTTTGTCGCAGAGCAGTGGTTTTCTGAGTGTTGGTGCTATTTGCACCGTGTGTGATGTTGCGCCTACGGGCCCGATTACGGGCGTCGTTATAGCGCGTGAGGGAATGCGCGTTTTGCTTAAGAATGGTTCCAACTTATGGGACATTCCCTGCTCGACCGCTGCAGATTTCACGTTCGCTAGGCGCATGGTCAGTTGTTGGGCAAATGTGGCAGCCACTAACGTGCGCCGCATTGTCAAGCCGTTCTGTTTTGACGAGCGGCTATACGGCACGCTATTTCCGTTGACTAGCGGCGATGCCATTGGCCCCTATGACCCATTCGGGTATGCCATGTTCGACCCGTACACGCGTGCAGGTGGTGATCCCTACACAGCCGGCGATGATTTCGCTAGGCACTGCGATTTTCGGTTTGGTCATTCGTCTGCGCACGATGACCGTCCTGGGGAGATGTTCGACCACAGAAATGTTCTGAGGTTGTTTGACATTGATGAACCCAGGTTTGATGTGGCCGCTGGCAAAGACGCTATTTTAGGCGCCGTCCAGCGCTACGTGTTGCTGGCCGTGCGGGAGATGCCCGCGTTGAGCGAACGGCCAGCGACCGAAACCGAGATAGCAGCCTTCAACTATTCATTCGTTAATAAGTTGAAGGCATTGAAGTCGCTCGGTGGCGATTCTACCAAACCTTTGGATGAGCGGCCATCGTTGAATTCGTTGCCGCCAGAACGCATTGTGTTCAATAGCGTTCGTGGCGCACATGTCCGACGGTTGCCGTCCGAAGCAGAACGTTGCAATGCATACATACATGGAGCTACCCCAGCCATTGAGCTTGAGGTTTACTTTTTGGCACATGAGGCCATGCGCAATGTTAGCGGATATCACATTCGCTCAGCCGTGATTCGTAGCTCGCTCGTTACAGCGGGCGAACGTAGGCTGCTGCAGTCGTTTGGGCCCGCGCGTGATTTCGACGGATTGAATTCGTCGTTGCGCGGGTACGCAGCACAAGACGGCCGCGCTGCCATATAGGGCAGCGCGGTGCTTGGGGTTGCAGGACACAGTACACTACCAGTTGAGCCTTATTCAGGGGCTACATTGGAAGATTGTAAGGAATTGTTGTGCCAGCGTCACCCTGACACTGGCGCACATACTGTGCATTGGTCTTCGTCATCAGCTTACGATTACCACGTGGACAATTATTTTGGGCTTAAGATGCGTTCGTCTCGCATGCCCATCATTTGTTTCACTCCTGGCCCTTCGCGCAACCGCCGTTATAAGCTGTGCCACCTTACTGATCAGGTGGAGGGTGCACGCACTAGCGTGCACCAATGCGACAACATCGTCGAGGTGTATCGGGCTTTGGAGGCTCGTACCTTCAGGCGCCTACCTGTTTCTCCGACAGCGTATGGTAGCGTGTGGGACGACGCCATTAAGGTTATGGTAAAGCAAGTTCGCGCGTCCGTTGACGTGCATAAGCGGCCTTCGTATCGTGAGGCCGCCAACACTATGCTTAACCCCGCCCGCCGCGCCATGCTGCAAAGAGCAGCTGTGCGCGTAGAAAACACACCTAATGACAGATATGGCCACCCCATTAAGCCACATGCTGGCGTCATCAGCGGTTTCCTTAAGTTGGAAAAAGCGATGCTTACTGCTAGCGGGGATGTGCCAGCCCCTCGGGTTATTAGCCCCAGGGATGACGAGACTGCTGTCATGATGCGTTCGTTGCTCCACCATTTAGAAAAGTCCATCATAGGAGCTATTCCAGCATTATTCGGTTATCAGCCTGTTACGAAGGGCGAAAGTGCCGAAAAAGTTGCGAAACGGTTTTTTAACCTCTCCTGCCGCTTTAACAGACCTGCGTATCGGTCTATGGACATGTCGAAGTTCGACTCACATGTTAGTCAAGCGGCATTGCACAAGGAGCACTCTGTGTACCTTGGTATTTATGAAGGCACGGAACATTGGACCTTGTTGCGGGCTCTGTTAGCGAAACAGTTGGTGACTGTGGCGTATTTCAGAACCAGCAGCGGTGTCCTTAAGTTCCGTAAGGACGGAGGCAGGGGTAGTGGCGATATTAACACGGGTTTGGGCAATGTGCTCATTAACTGTCTTTTGATATACGTGTACGCCACTCTTAATTCCATTCCCCTCGGGTCATTTTCCCTTGTCAACAACGGTGACGACTCCGTGCTAGTCACCGAACACGAGGATTGCCGATGGGACGGATACGCCGCATTTTGCCTTGAACATGGTTTTAAGGTTAATGTGGAGGACCCTGTCTACTACGTAGAGGCAGTACGGTACTGCCAGAGTTTCTGCATGGCCGATGCGACGCCCTTATCAGTGCGTGATCCGGCTCGAGTTGCTGCTAAGGACACCGTTACCACACGACCTATGCGCACCTGCAGAGATCTCGAAAGCATGTCCAAGTCCATATCACTCGGTGGTACCGCTACTGCAGGCGGTGTACCAGTGTTGGCCGCGTTGTACGATATGATCGGACGCGGCATACAGAGCAAGGC